TATTGTCTTTAGTTAGAAACTTTCTAATAAAGTTATTGATATCGCCTTGGGTTTCTTTAAGTTTTGCCGCATCTTTTACGTTAAATCTAAATTTTTTTTCTCCAACATTATATTCAAATCCTTTGAACTTGTCGTTAAAAACTTTATTAGTTTTATTTTCAAAAATTGAGGCTTGCTTTTTGCTTCTTTCAAAATTTTGTTCTGATTCCTCGTTATGTTTGGTAAAGAATTCAATAGCTTCTTGTTGCTCACTTGTGAGTTTAGAGCCGCTTTTGATATCTTCGTAGTATTTGGATTTTACACTTTCCAAGTGTAGCTTTGCTTGAGCAACTTGCTCTTTCATAGCTAATTTTTTTCTTTTAATATCTATTTCCTCATCAATATCTTCATCGAAAGCAAAGTTGTCTTCCATAACAAAGTCAACTTCTTCATCTGATAAATGAGATTTTGTAGATTTATAATATTCTTTTAATAAAGTGTGATTATCTAATTTAGAGTAATCTTGATTTAGCGTTACATAGTCTGTTATATCGCCACCAGTTTCTTCCATAAAAGTAACCAGTTTTTCAATGTTTTCTGGTAGTGGAGTTCCTGTTTCTATAGACTCAGCAATAGCTTCTTCTACTGTCTCTGCTATTTCTTCTACTTTTTCTTCGTTAGTAATTTCTTCTACAACGCTTGTTTGCGCTGGTTCTTCAGTAACAGCTATTGGTTGATCAACAATCTCTTCAACTACTTGAGACACTGGTTCAACAACATCATCAATAACCTCTTCTTTTTTTACTGGTGGAACGCTTAAATCAACCTTAGTTATTGTTTGTTCTTGAATCTCAGGTTTACTTTTCATTTTTGACTTAACCTTTGTAACATTACCTTTTGTTTCGTTACCATCTGGTTGTTTTTCTTTTTTTGCTTTTACTTTAATTTTGCCAGTTTCGTCGTTTGCGATTGGCTCTTCTTTTTTGTTTGCCATAATATAATATAATAATAGTTAATAATTTTACCTAGGACCAAAGCTTGACATATCACCCACGCCTCCTAGTATATCATTACCTGAAGACTCAAAGTTTTTAGGTGGTTTGTTGTTATTTCTTTGGTCTATAAGCTCACTTTGTTGTGTAGCTTGTATTTTTGTTCTGTTATCCTTGCGGTCTTCTTTTTCTTTTTCTCCTTGATCTTTCTTTTGCCCTTCACCCATCCTTAATTGCATATTGTAATCAAACTCAATTTGCATTAATTGTTTTTTAATCTCAGCTTCTTGTATTAGTTTTTGTATTTCAAGCTGTGATTTAGCTTGCTCAATTGAAATTGCTGTTGAAGCAACTGATTGTTGTTTTTGCATTTCAAACTCTGCAGACGCTTGTTGTTGGGCTATGTTAGATTGAGATTGCGCCTGCATGTTCTCTTGTTGTATTTTTTGATCTCTTTTGATCTTTTTCTTTCTTCTAATCTTTAACACTTGATTAGCTAGTTTTATGTTTTTTATCTCTCTAAGATCAATAGCATCTTCTAACTCTATGTTTTGTTGGCCTAATGCTACTTGTATGTTGTTTTCAAGCATAGCTTTTTCTTCTTCATCGGGAGTTAGCTCGATAAATATACCAAAGTCATATAGATGTAATTCAGACATCTCTGTCAGCGTGGCTACGTTATGCGCACCTATAGATTGTATAAAAGCTTCTTTTGTTGGAGAGTACTCTATAATATCAGATATTCTAAGAGATAAACACTCACATACTTCTGACGTTAAAAATAAGCCAGATTGTAATATGTGTCTTGTTGCTGTGTTTGAATTTGCAGCGGCTAGTTTTTGAACCCCAACTAAGGCCTTTGGATCTGGAGTGCTACCGTCTCTAGCTTCGTTAAGACCAGTAACATCTCTGATCATTTGCATGTAGTAGTTATAGTTGCCAATCAGGGCTTGCATTTTACCACCGCCACTACCACTTGTTATTTCTTGAATAGGTACCTTACCTGGATTCATATCACCTTCAGAGGTAAAGCTTCTTCCAATAACCGAACCAGTTTGAAAGAACATGTTTAAGGCTTCTTGTGGATTATAATTTGTTCCATTACCTAAATCAACTTCAGCTAAACCATCGGCATCAAGATAAACTCCATCTGGAACCATTCTTGACATTACTTGTTGTAGCTTTAAGTGTGTTAACTGAATCATGTCAGCAAAACCTGTTATTCTTTTAACTAAAGAATCTATTCTGCCTTCATACATTCTAGGAGCAGTAATAGCGTAGTTCATTTTTACTTTAGTAAAATCACTTTTAGGGCGCATCATGTTTTTAGACATTTCCCACTTAAGTAGTTTTTTAGTACCTAAAACTAAAGCCCCTTCATAAAGGCATTCAATTTTTCTAGATTCTTTGCTAAAGTTTTCGTTTTCTTCTGGATCAAAACTATCATCTTTTTCAATTGCTTTTTCTCCTCCACTCGCGCTTTCTTTTAACTTATAGACTTCGCTCATATAAGTTTTGTAATTAAAATAAAGTATGTTTACTTTGTTTTTATCGTTGTAGTTATCATCATCGCTGTATCTTCTACCACTAGACCTGCCATTACCACCGTATTTTGAAATCTCCTCTAAGTCTGCATCGGTTAAATGTGGAAACTGTTTTATTAGTTCGTTTATAGGAATAGTTTTCATTTCTCCTACATAGTATATATCTTCAAAGTAAGGAGAATCTGTGTGTGAGTAAACCAAGTTAGCTGGATCAACATAATCTATAGTCACGCCTTCAGATGTATTAAAAGAGGTTTTTACAGCGCCTATACCTAATACGGTTAAGTCGTAGTAAAACCTCTTTTTAGTTAGCTCATATCTGTTTCCAGTCATTAAAACTTCTAGAGCTTGTTCTTCAGCTATCTCTACAGCTTGCTTGTAGTTAAGCTGCATGTGTAAATCTAATTCTTCTTGAGAGTCAGGGAGTAAAGATGGTTCTCTATTAAATAAGTCTAAACCAAACTTATCTTTTACAAAAGCTTTTAGCTCTCTAGTTCTCATATCTGACATAATAGAGTTCATGTACTCTGTTCTTTTACTTACACCAAATGGATCTTGAGAATAAGCTTTTATATCATAAACCCTGTCTGACATCCCGTTAACAACAATATCAACAAATTTAGATATAATTGGAACTGGTTTCCAGTCTAAATTAAGATAAGACAAGTCACCATTAATAGACAATTCATCTTTGTACTTTTGAATAGACTGTTCTCCTCTAGCATATAATCTTAAATTATGAAAATTATTTTTGCTTTGTGAGTATCTAGTCGTTTGATTACTCTCGTCAAACCACTCACCCTCAATAGCTTGAGCAACTTTAAGCCCATACTCATAACTTATTTTTTCTGCATCGCTTACTACTTGACTTGGAAAATTCCTCATATTAATTCTTTATTATCTTTGAAGCGTTACCTTTATTAGAATACCTGGCAACACTTATATTTAATTTTGGTTTTTCAATACTTGCATTAGGCGCATATAAGTGTCTGTTATTGGCCATCACAGCTAAACCAGAACTTATAGAAGCATCGTGCTTTGTTCTTTTGTTTATATCAAACTTTGCCCAATCATTAAGAAGTTCATTAAAATAACAGTCTCCATGGGTTCCGTCTTGCTTAATACCAACGTGGTCTTGAATGTACATCTCAATAGCAGCGGCATGTGCTTGTTTTATATCTTCACTTGAATTGGGTATTCCACCAACTTCTTTTTCTGCTACAGATAATTTGTTCCATATCTTATCAGGTCTGTTCATGCTAAACCCTCTGTATCCTCTTCGTCTCAGATAATACAAGAGACGAGGTTTATTGTTCTCCGCGAGTATAGGCATCCCGTAAAATACTAAAGCCATTAGAACATCTTCAAAGAACATCTCCGCTGTTGGTGGTCTTGATAAGTATTCTAAAAAGAAACTGTTAGCCGGAGCATCTTCCATGCTGAATCTAGTCAAACCGTGTAAAGCCCCTTTAGATCCAACTCCATCTACTGTTCCTGATATATCGTAACTATCACAACCAAACGCGCCCATGTGTTCGTTACCAGGGTATCTTATGCCATTTTTAAGTATAACTCTATTTTGTAATTGCTGAGGTGGAACCCAACTAACTTTAAACCTACCTTTTGGATCTGGATAAAATACAACCTGTGAGTCTTTAATGCCGTTAACCCATTGAAAATTACCAGTGGTAACTCCTATTGTATTTGACATTTCCTCGTTATAATCTATCTGCTCGTACAGCTTTACAAGATTAAAAATACTACCTTTTGTCTCATCTCTAAAAGCATGCTCTGTAGTTCTTGGAAACTGACGATAAAATTCATTCAAACCATCTTGATCATCTTTCAAGCCATCTACTTCATTTTGCCAGTTATCAATTACACCTACATCTATTAGTTCACCGTCTGGCGCGAATCTATCGATATCAGGAGTAGTGAAAACTGGAACTCCGTGCTCATCAATAAATCCTTCGTAGTTCCATTCCATTGGGATAAACAAAGAGTATAAACCAGATTTTGTCTGACCGTTTCTATTTCTTTTCGTAACATCTGAAGAGTTGTATAGTTTTTTAAAATTCTCTCCACCCTTGTCTAGAGCGTTTGAGGTTGATCCCATCATGCACTTACCAATAATCCGACTACCTAATCGCAAACAAGTTTTTGTAACTCTCCAGTTATTTAATATATTATCAGGTCTTTCCCATTTACCACTCTCATCGTGCACTAGAAGGGCTAATTTTTCACCATCATAACTATTGTCACCAGTGTTTTTCCAGTCAATAGTTGTATCTAATCCTTGTATATCTTCCAGCTTTTCATTAACTGTGATCTTTTTTCTAGTAAACTTACTAGCGGGTACACGATAAGCCAATTCGGATTTTGGGCGATCCATACCATCTTGGACAGGTTTGAAAAAGAAAGGGTAATTAATTGATATAGGTACAACTTTGTCGGTAAACATTTTTTTTGCATCTGATCCTGATTTAGATAGTATTCCATATCTACTATCACTCGCTAGAGTAGCTAAGTTAACGGTTTCAGCTGAAGACATAAATGAAAAACCAGATCTTCTATTTTTAAGGTAGCACATTCCGTAACACCTTTTATCCGCTTTACAAGCTTCCCAGAATATATAAAATAATCTGTTTGCTTCTCTAAAGTCTGGAGCGCCTACATCTATCTTACTCCATTGTAAGTACATGTAGTGCGTACCAGTTATCCAGGTTGGTTTACCATT